GGGGTGGGATAATCACCAAAATATCCATCCGACACTAAAAGATAATAAGTTGCCTGTGCTTGACCAAGGAATGAGTGCGTTAGTTGAAGACCTTGAGCAAAGAGAGCTATTAAAAGACACCGCCATAATTTGGATGGGTGAATTCAGCCGTACTCCTCGTATTAACGGAAACGCTGGTCGTGATCACTGGGCTCGTAGTTGGAGTGTTGTGGTTGGTGGAGCTGGTATGAATGGTGGTATCGCGGTGGGAGCAACAAGCGACGATGGCACTAAGGTTATAACAGACCCTTATTCATCTCAGGATGTGATGGCTTCTGTCTGCAAGGCGTTAGGTATTTCTTTAAGTACAACCTTTACTAGCAATAGTGGAAGGCCTATGAAAATCGCCAACAGTGGCAAAGTTATTAAGGAGCTATTCGTATAATGAATATGTTTAATAAATCTTTAATTGTCATTGTTATGACTCTATTGCCAACTCTCATGGTCGCTCAGGAAAGAGAATTATCTCTCAGAGAAAAACTAAACAGCCTTACTTACACCCCTGCGGTTAAAGAATTATTAAGAGATAGAAGAAGGGCATCTTTAGCGGGTATGTTTTTGGGGCAAAGGAATAGGGCTGTTGGATACCACCCCATCATATCAATACTTCCGCAAGGAAATGTGATGACGGCAGGGCCTGTCATACTCTCTCCAGACCGCAGGTATGCTAGAATAGGTATTTCTTACTCAAACACAAGCATTGGAGCAGTCCATACCTTCAATTTTTCAACAGGAGCAACACAATCTTTTAACGAAAGGAAATAAAATGACACCAAAAAAAGCCGCTTATACAATTATATTCCTAGCAGTAGCCAATATAATCCTTACTGTTTGTTCTTTTATGGAATTGAATAAGGAAAAACCATTACCCTCTCTTAGCATTCCTGCTCTAGACAGTCTAGTGGAGGATACCAAAATAAGACAAAGTATAATCCTACAAGCACTTTTAATAGGCCAACATAAAGAAGGTCTCCACGAAGGGGATAATGTAGGACTTTGTCCTGTATGCCAAGAAGAGTCCCAAGAAAAACTAAAAATTACTGAAATATAAACCTTTATCATTGAGCATAGTTAATGACAAAACGCAACCAGAAGAAGCCACGAACAACAAGACAGCGAAGAACAATATTAAAACCCAAGACACGGAACCAAGAAAACTATATGGGTTTTATCAACAAATCCGACGTGACTTTTTGTTCTGGCCCTGCTGGCTCAGGTAAAACTAGTGTTTCTGTCGGAATGGCCTGTGAATACCTTATAGAAAAGAAGATAGACAAGATTATCATTACTCGCCCTGTGGTGGAAAGCGGTAGGGGTTTGGGCCATCTTCCCGGAACCTTAGTGGAAAAGATAAACCCTTATTTAATACCTATACTTGAGGAGATGAATAAATATCTAACCAAGGCGACAGTAGAAGCGTATAGAAATAAGAACATTATTGAGCTTTGCCCTTTAGAGTATATGAGGGGTAGAAACTTTCATGGGTGTTTTATGATTTTAGACGAAGCGCAGAACGCTACCTTTGAACAAATTAAAATGTTCATCACAAGAATAGGGCAGCATTCTAAGGCTGTTATTAATGGGGACTTAAGACAGTCAGATCTAGGTAAACAGCAGGGGGGACTATATACATGCATGAAAAAGCTTTCGGAAATCCCGAGTGTTGGTGTTTGTAGACTGGATTATGAGGACATCGTTCGGAGCGACATTGTTTCCAAAATATTAATACAGCTAAACAAAAAGGAAGATACAGATGAAGATGAAGATCCCGTCAAATATTTTTAAAACTTTAGCCCCCTATATACGCTCAGCTCTTTTGGTATCTATCGCCACTGGAATGTGGGTTTTAGCCTATAACATAAACGACATAAAAAAAGAAATAAACAATGTATATATTCTGCATATACACCAAGCAAAGCAGATAGATGTGCTCTTGAATCTCAAGCTTAGAGAAAGCAGAGAGAAAGAACAAGAATGGCTTCGAGAAACTAAAGAACGGTACGAAAAGCTAAATAGCCAAGACGACAATGAAAAAATTCTCGAAAAATCTCCAGAATGATCTTGCCGAAACGGAGAGCCAAGTCTATAATATCATAGACATGCTTTTTGTTGCGGAGTGAATATGCCTACTTATGATTACGAGTGTTCCGAGTGTGGACATACAGAAGAACTATTTCAAAAATTCTCTGAAGAAGAGATTAGCACATGCCCAGAGTGCACCTCTGGGGCATACGGTAGAGTGATTCTACAGGCTCCACTCAGCTTTATCAAAGGCGAGCCCACAACAGTTAAGCATCTCGCTGACAGAAATACCCAAAAAATGGGTCACTATGAACTCCAAGACCGCCGCAAGGCTGACAATATGGACACACACAGAAAGAACAAAGAAGCCAACGCCGCTAGAAACAAAATAAATAAAATGACCCCCCAACAAAAACGTAACTATATAGAAAATGGTGACTAATGAGCGAAACCAACCGAGCTGATATTCCACATGCGGCAGTTATTAATTTCACTATTGCGGTTCACAAGATACTGAAAGACGGTAGCTTAGACCCCAACCCCGTTTCCACGGAAGAACTAAACAGATATGGAATCGCGCCCTGCGCTGATATTAAGATTGATGGGGTTGACAGGGCTTCATGCATAGATAACATTAAAAAGAGACTGGAGAAATTCAATGGCTAGATGGGAAAACGAAAATCTGGATGGTCTAAACCTACCAGACCCAGAGAAAAAAGTTTACACATTCTTTGGTGTGGGTGGTGAAGAATCCAAAGAAAGCGACGCATTCGTTAAGGTCGTTGATAATGGAGGCTTCATGACTTACTATATTAAGTATGGCCGAGGAGACCTTTTAGACCCGCTCGGTGCAGACAGAAACAAACACAGCAGACCGTACTTTGATTTTAAAAAAGTAACCAAGGATGTATATAATTATTATATGCAATACATTACAAATTCTGAAAGAATCTTTTTGACAAGAGCAAGAAGAGCATTAATGGAGATTAATTAAATGACTAAAAAAGGCAGACTTTCAAAAAAAGAGCAGGCTTATATTGCTGAGCATAACGGTGATAACGTTGCAGATATTGCAGAGGCGCTAGATAGGTCAGAAAACGTTATCAACAAACAGCTATCTAAGCAGGAAGATGTTCCCGAACTGCCAAAGGCAGGCGAGCTGATGGGTAGAAATGAGAAGTACGGCGCTGTCATAATGACAGAGCAGGCTTCCATGCTTGGAGACGAATCCAAAGCCACCAAAATAGAAGACGATAAACCAAAAGAGGTAAATATTGCCCGGCGACACAGAGGGGCAATCCATAAAATTAAGGATAAATAATATGATTTGCACAGTCAGAGATGAGCATATACGTAAGCTCATAATGGAAGACATTTCCATGACTTGGAAGTGTACGCTAGACGATGGAACTATTGTGTGGGGCGACTATGAGCGCCCCGGAGTTGCCGAAAGCCCGTGGGTTAGACTTCAAAAGTTCTGTAAAGAGAATGGGCGATGCATAGCCAAAGCTCAAGTAATTGTCATGGGCGCTCCTGAAGAAATTGTGTTTGAAGATGAAGATGGCTTAGATGGATTCTTTATTGCTAGAGGATTTTCTAAAGACATAGATATGGTTACTGGGGATGGCCCATCATATCAGCACATGACATTCGGACTGTTAGAGGATGACCTAGAGCGAGTTGACATCAAGAAGTATAGCTGGCCCGAATGTGAATTTGAAGACTTTTCACAAAAAAGAAAAGCTACCCAAGAAAACCTTTCTTTTATGATATGGCGAGATGGCGAAACAAAGAAGCAAAGTGAGCAGGTTCAAGTCACCCTCAACGGGTGAGTATTGCACTGTTGCTCAATACATAGCAGAGATACTCATTCAGAGAAAAGCAGAGGCTGACAATAAGGGCTCTCTGGCTTATAAGTTCTGGAATAAGACTCAAAAGAAAAACTATACTAGGCAGGTACAGGCCGTTAGTACCTTAATAGGAAAGTTTGGAGAGTCAGCGGTATTTGATTATATTATCAATACAAATAAACGAGTATACTCAGCATCTCCTAAATGGGTAAAAGAAGCGGTAGAAAAACACAAGTCAGTTCTAGACAGAAGACCCAAGCAAAAAATTGAAGTAACAGAAGTATCTAGGGATAATATAGAGTCTCAGCCAAGAAAAACATTTGGCAAGAAAACACTTTTTTCAAAATTGAGGAGCACCGATGGCAAGAGTCAAGAATAACGACCCAGCCTTTATTAAAGAGATAGTCAAAAAGTATGGGAATGTTATCTCTACCGGAGCGCAAGTTCTCGAAAGAAGAAAAGACTATAAGATAATTACAGTCAGTCCATCGATTGATCTTTCTCTAGGTGGGGGAATCAAGGAAGGGTCGTGGGTTATACTTACGGGAGATCCTAAATGCGGAAAGACAACTACAGCCCTGCAAATAGCGGCGAACTGCCAAAAGGAAGGCCGTCCAATTATATATTTAGACGCAGAGGGACGGCTAAAAGAAATGAACCTTCTTGGTGTCGATGGTCTCGATAGAGATAAAATGAAAATCATCCATTCGGAAGATGAGCCGTTAAGTGCGGAGGCCTTTTTAGATATTGCGGTTAAGCTAGTGAGTGCCAAAGAAAACGCAGGCTGTGTCTGCATTATAGACTCTACGTCTGCCCTAATACCAGAAAAAGAATTAGATGGAGATATGTCTCCCGGAAGAGCGGGGCTACCTAGAATACTATCTATGTTCTGTAAAAAAATGGGACAGATTGTTCCCAACCAGCGAGCAACCATGATTATTATAACGCACTTCATTGCAAACACATCTGGATACGGGGTCTCTCGCATGCCTGACTGTGGTAAAAAAATTCAGTACCAAGCAGATACTAGAATGGAAGTAAAATCAATCACCCCATGGACTCAAAGCGATAAGCAGGTTGGTCAAGCTGTCAACTGGAAGGTTATCTGTTCGTCTATTGGGTCGCCGGGAACCGAGTGTCAAAGCTGGATTAAGTATGGTCACGGGATAGACAAGGTTCAAGAGCTTGTTATGCTCGGACTAGACATTGGGCTTATTGGCAAGGCCGGAGCTTGGCTAACGTGTGAATTTATGGCAGAGCACGTAGATATAGTTAAAGAAATAAAACCAGAAATAGACACCGAAAACATCGAAGAAGTTTTAAAGGCTGTTAAGTTTCAGGGGCAGGAAAGATTATACAATTTTTTACTTGCAAATGAGAAAGTATTTGGTATACTAGAAGAAGAGATTAAGGCAATGCTATGATTATTCTAGGTCTAGACGGGAAAGAGCACAAATGGAACCCATCTAGAAAGCAATCCTCTGTTGGAGATAAAAACAGGTCAAAACTACATATTAAAGCGCGAGCACTCTTGAAGGACTTATTTCCGTTTGATAGAGTGTTAGAAGAGCTAACACTTCCCGGAACTAAGACGGGCTCCAGAAGAACATTACTACATGCTGATTTTTACATACCAAACAGAAGTTTAATCATTGAGGTTCATGGAGAGCAGCACTTTAAGTTTAACTCTTTTTTTTACAAAGACAAGATGGCATTTTTTAAAGCAAAGGCCCGAGACAGCGACAAGGCGGCTTGGTGCGAATTGAACAATATGAATTTAATTGAACTAAATTATAACGAGAAAGAGCCTGAGTGGAGAGTGAAGTTTGACTAACGAACAAAAAGCCGTTGAGTTTCTACAGAAGGTAGACGACTGGGTAGAAGATAGAAACGCAGACCTTGTTAATAAGAATGAGGATGTGGCGAGTATATTAAACCTAAGTTCCGATGATATCAATAATATGGATATTACTTTGGCTCTATCTAACAGTTTTATACTTTTTGCGCATGCAGAATACCTCCAGTCTTTATATAATAAAGAGAAGACAGTGTTAGATTTTTGCAATAACAGCATTTGGTATATAGTAGCAGATAAAATGGAGAACTATGGCGGACAGTACGCAAAATGGGAAGTCCGATATTTTTCCGCAATAAAAGAAAACCCACTAGCTTCAGAGCTGAACAGACTAAAGACCTCAGCAGAATCTAGGATAACAAGAATTTCAGGAAAGATTGATATAGTCAAAAAGATGGCTTCAGTCCTGCAAGACTTGGGAAAAAGGAGAAATTATTAATGTCTATTCTTGATACAGCAAAAGAACTACTTAGAAAGGGTATAGCTCTTAATGACTCAGAGCTAATAGAAATGGCTAACTCTCTCATAGAGACGGACGTGGAGATTGAAACAACTGTTCAGTCTGATATTACACAGGTTGTTGAGCATCCTGCTCCGTCTGAGGGGGTTGCTGATGACGACTTTTCAATGACTGGCCGACAAGTAAAGGAGGGCCCAGTACCAATCAATAGGATTAATCGCGGAGAGAATCTTTTTACTGACGACAAGTCAGAACATATGGATATTGAAACTCCCTCCTTTGTCCCCTCACAAAGAAGAGACACACCACGAAAAACCGAACAGAAATGCGTTGAGTGTAACAAAACTGTAGAAGTAGCAGATATTCACAGGAGAGATTTCTTTGTGTGCGATGACTGCTTATCAAACAAAAGAAGATAACTTTAAATAGGAGGGCAGTATTATGCCAATTGGTAGAAATCGAGGCGAGGATAATAGCGATACTCGCGAAGATAAAAAAGAAGATAGAAAAGATGAACGTGAAGAGAAAACAGAATCCAAGAGAGATTATAGGCTAGATAAAATCAAGGCCCTCACAGCCAAAGCCACTGCCGTTGCAAAAAAGCGCAAGTGGTTGGTGTTCATGATCGCCTTGGGTCTTGTGGCCTATCTTGTAATTTCAAAGGGTGGTCTTGGTGGGGGTGGTGGGGTTCTAGAAATAATCAAGGGATTCTTTTAGGGGTATATATTGTCAAAACCAAAACGCAAAACGTCCGCTACAAATGGCCGACATGTTCCACCCGACACCTTTTACCACAGAGACTATACTAGGCGCCGACCTGAGTCACCACACAAAGTTCCTGTATTTCGGCAGGGCGCTTGTGACCTAGCGTCTAATGTTCTATCTTTTGTAGAAGATAAAGATTTAAGAGACACACTTATTAAACTTTTGTCTAATGAGTATTTTAGTGATAATTTTTTATACCAGAAACACAAAAAGGAAACTGAGGAATGAAGAAGCTAAATATTGAGTTTAAGGATTTTTCGTTGGGTTTATTATTGGGAATTAGCTTATGTATGGGTATCTACATCTATCACGGGATATAATAGAATGGCAGTGACAGCTGTAGGGCTTACGGTATTACTTTATTTATTAACTTGCGCTTCATGCGTCAGACAAAAAGACTACCCGCATGCCCTAATGTGGTTTTCTTATGCTCTAGCCAATAGTGGACTCTTATGGTACGAAATCAAAAAAACAAGCGGAAGCTAGAAGACTTAGCAGCAGAGAGGGCGGTTCTCTCCGGATTGTGTCAATATGGATTAAGCGTTTCACTTGATTCAGACTATCTGGAGGCCGAACACTTCACAGACCCCACCAACCAAATTATTTTTGGGTGCATTAAAAAGGTCTTGGAGAAAGCCAACAAGGTAGAGCTATCTTCCTTGCTTTCTGCCGCCAATCAACTTGGATGTTATGAAAATATAAACAACCAAGAGGAGATTGGTTTTTTACGTTCTCTGTTTAACTTTCCAATACACGAAGAAAATGTTTCAATACACGCAGGTAAGCTGGCGAAGCTAGGAATAGCAAGAGAAGTCAAGAAGACACTGGCTATTTGTTCTAATAAAATTGATGAGGTCACAGGAGACGAGGATATAAATGATATCATCTCTCTCATAGAAACTCCTGTTCTTGACGCAACGTCTAAAATATATCAAGGTTCTGACAATAAGCCCGAGGTAATCGGCGGGGAAATAACAGAGTATATAGAGTTTCTAAAAGAAAACAAAAACGACATGATTGGCATAAGTACAGGATTCCCTGCTTATGACGAAGCTATCGGTGGCGGACTAAGGAGAAAGTGTGTAGACTTAGTTGCCGCTAGACCTAAGGTTGGTAAATCTATGTTTGGTGACGCTGTTGCTATGCATGTTTCTAAAAACTTAGGAATCCCAGTATTAGTTCTAGATACCGAAATGTCCAAAGAAGACCATCTCAATCGAATGCTAGCGAACCTGAGTGGAGTTGAAATCAACACTATTGCTAGCGGCAAGTTCGACAGTAACCAACTAAATACCGAAAAGGTAGAAAACGCAGCTACCGAATTGGGAGAAATACCTTTTCATTATGTTAGTATTGCTGGCCAGCCATTTGAAAATATTCTTAGCATTATGCGCAAATGGATTTATCAAGAGGTTGGCTTTGACGAAAACGGAAGAACCAAAGACTGCCTAATTGTTTATGACTATCTTAAGTTAATGAACTCATCTAGTATATCAAACTCTATGCAAGAATTTCAAGTTCTAGGGTTTCAAATCACACAGCTGCATAACTTCTGCGTTAAGTACGACGTGCCATGCCTTAGCTTTGTACAATTAAACAGAGACGGCATAACAAAAGAATCAACAGATGTCGTTTCAGGTTCCGATAGGCTTATTTGGCTCTGTACGAGCTTTAGCATCTTCAAGCTAAAGTCCGACGAGGAGATAGCCGACGACACAGACGAAAATGGAAACAGGAAGCTGGTACCTATTGTTGCTCGTCACGGAGCAGGATTAGATGATGGCGACTATATAAATATGAATATGTTTGGGAAGTTTGGCAAATTAGTAGAGGGTCAAACTCGCAATGAATTGAGAACTAAGTCAACTATTAAGGATACAGGTTTTGAATCAGGAGATCAACAACCAGCAGATATTGAAACTGTCTAACCAGCTATTTACTAAGCTGCCACAGCTTCTAAAATATTTCAGTATAGACCACATAGAATACCCTAATAGGTTTGCCTTTGCTTGCCCTATTCATGGGGGAGACAATACAGAAGGTTGTACCATATTCACGGACGGAAATACTGCTAAGGGTAATTGGAACTGCTGGACTAACCACTGCGAAGAAGACTTTTCTAGAAACCTGTTCGGCTTCGTCAGAGGGGTACTCTCCAATAAGCGAGCTTCAACGGTTAGTATTATTGATACAATTAATTTTTGCTTAGAGTTTTTGGATCTTGATATTTCTGAACTCGACCTATTACAAGACGT